TAAAAAAGTCCAAGTCGAATCGTATGCGAGATTCGACACGATGATAATATTCAAAGCGATCGCTAGAATTATCAATATAATCATGACCGACATTGTTGTCAAAACAAACTCCTAGTGCTTCTTGTAAAATTGATGGAATTCCATCTTGTGTACGTTCTTTATCTTTACCGTCTATAATACTAATAGATTTAAGTATAGCATTATAAACTGCTTTGTCCTTACAGAATTTTTCTGTCTCTGTTACTAGCCATTCCTCATTTGGTTTTTCATTAGATAAATTATCTATAAAATCCAAAGCATTTTTATATTCTTCCTCACCTACTTTTTTATCATTCTGTATAGAAATTACTAGCGCATCTTTAGAAGGCAATGCATTATATTTGTTGATAAATTCGTTAGTATGACTATATACTAATTTATCTATGTTATCTAAAAAATAATCGGATTTGAGAAAAGGTATTACCTTTCTCATATAATCTTCATTGTGAATTAGATTCTGTAGAATCGTTTTTTCTATTCTCATTTTCGTAAAGTTCAATAGCCCTATTTAAAATATCATTAATTACATTACTTATAGTTTCATTGAAACTTGAAGAAGAAAAATCATCGTCAGTTAGTCCTTCAGTCTTATTAATAAAAGTAAAATCTAGAGTAGCTTCACCCGCAGTATCATCTTCTAATTTAACGTTATTAATACTTATAACAGTTTCAGCAAATTTTCCGTCTTTAATTTTTACTCCCCACAATTCCCCTTGTTCATTTTTAACAGCCCATGGTTCATACATTACTTGCATTTGAAAACTCCTCGTTGATATCATCTTCGGTTAATGCTGATTGCATTAGATTACCACCGGATAACATATATTTTGTTTCAATGTATTCTTGAAACGTTTGATCTTTTAGAATAGGCATCCAAAAATCCTTAGTATCGGTATCCGCTAATCTATATTTTTTATCCTCACCTGCTCTAGAATACCAGCCATTACTTGGCTTGACTACATGCCCCGATTCAAGTGCAATGTCAATAAGACCAGACCACTTACTGATTCCTCCCTCAAAATTTACCAAAATAGGAATCTTCGATTTTTCTTTAACATAGCGAGATTTTTCAACATTAATGATAAAATTGTAGCCAACAATATCGGAGCCTTCTTTTTCTTGTTGACGACCAAGAATCCAAATATTATCTGCGGAATAAACTACACCTGTACCTCCAGAAACAATCTGTTTAGGGAACAAACCAATTTCCTGATAAGTATGATTAACAACAATCATTGGTATGTCTTTAATAGTCAAATGAGGAGTAACCATTCTAAATAAAGACTTCATCTGTTTTGCACGAGTCATGTCTGCGACAGATTTGCCTTCAAGTGCATCATCCACTTCTTTCTTTGAAGCAAGATTGCCAACCGAATCAACAATAATAATTACTCGTTCATTACGCTCGATACTATTAAGTTGATTCATTACGTCATGCTTTAGTTGTTCAATGTCAGTAATGGGAGTGTGAAATACTTTGTCAGTTTGGATTCCGAAAGAATCAAAATAAGACTGAGGGCTACCAAACTCAGAATCATAAAAAAGTACAACAGAGTCTTCATATTTTTCCATGTAGGATTTAGCAAATAGCAAGGCAAATGCTGTTTTAAAATGTTTAGATGGACCTGCTAATACTGTAAGACCTGGCGTCAAACCACCATCTAACCTACCTGAAAGTGCCACGTTGACCATTGGCACTGCTGTTTGAATCATATCTTTGTTGCCAAAGAATTTCGATTTATTTAGAATCTCCGATTGTTTTATCGTAGAATTCTTTTTAAGTTTATCAATTAAAGACATCATAACTCCTATGCGAATAATCCTTCTAGAGTCGCCGCTGGTTTAGATTTCCAGCCGAGCCCTTCAAGAATAGTATTTAATGGTTCGAGGAACGACTTCTCGAACATAGTATCATAATCAACAAAACTTGTCAATTGAAATTCCTCAGGAATAGCAGAAACAAATGCAATACAATTTTCTCCAATTACATTTGGTTCTCTAAGATATAAGAATTTGATCTTATCTCCTTCTCTAATCAACTCATATTTCTTTTCAAGTTTTAATGACTTCAAATAATGGTTATACAACAGAGATCCTCGTACATGCATAGGCGTGGCTTGCCTATAGATTTTTGCTTTATCAGTATATTTGTCTACCCCATTCACACTTCTAGGAAAAGCAATTGCTTCTGGTCGTAGTTTTCTATATTCAATTTCAAATTCATTAATATACGATTGGATGTCTGTTTCAGTCTTTGTTAAAGCAATTTTAACAGCTTGTCTTAGAGCTTCTCGTACAGGTTCAGGTGTAGATGATCTAACAATTTCCAACCCCATCACCTTTAGCTTTGGTTCTTTATATTGAACGCCCTCATTATTAAAGACATTCAAAGCATATCTTTTCTTCGCGACCCATAACCCACTATCAGCAATCACCTCTCGTTTGAAATACACCTTTCTTTTAAAGGCGTTGGTATAAGACATGAGATTGTCGCATGCCTTATTGATTACTTTCTCAATCTTATTCTGACAGATGGTATCTAAAATTTCAATTATTTTTTCAGTTGGTTGATTCTTATAGAACTTTTCTACTAAGGGATCCAACGTGATATAACATGCATCAGTATCAGAATAGAAAGAATACTTATAATCTGTAGTACCACAAATTTTATTAAGGTATTCATCGAGTGCTTTACCAACAGTTCTGATGATATACTGCCCTGTTAACGTAATTCCTTCTGCTATTCGATCATCGTAGAATCTAAAGTATTCGTTACCTTAGTTAACCAAGCGCACCGAAAAGACTATTGAGCTGAATTTTTCTAGCCATCTGATAATTATTCAGGCTAGAAATTTTCTTTGTCAAGTCTTTTCGAAGCGCTTGCAGTTCCTCCATAGAAAGATTTTCAAGGTTCATATTTTCCTCTTGCAACGTTCAAAATGCCATCTTTTCATATTGATGGCAGTACCAGTTTTACCACAATGCGGACATGTGGATTTTAGTTTGGACTTTTCCTCCCATACTTTTTTTCTTGATTTAGACATCTTACTTTTAGTTTCTTCTGAAAACTTTTTGCCTAGATTAGTTATTACTACACTGGGATTGTCTTCAATCCGCTTTTTTTGTTGTTCAGATTTTTTTCTACGCTTTTCCTCTGTCCACCCCTCGGACATCGCTAATTTTTCTGCTTCTGTTTTTGGAATATTTTTTAAAATACTATTATTAGTTTCATAAAACTTTCTTACAGCATTTCTTCGTTTTTCTATAGTCTCTGTGGAATCTTTACTTCCTTTACGTTTTTCTGTAGCCTTTAAAAGATTTTTAGAAAAAATTTCATTATAAAAATCTTTATTATTTTCATAGGTGATTTTTCTAGATCTTTTCATTTTTTCAACTAATTCGGGATTTTTCATAGGATTCGGTAATCCTAAAGAATTCACATATTCCCATCCACCGTCGCCTCCAGGATGAGTATTATATATTAAGGGGTCAGTTAAATCAATAAGTTCTTTTTCTTTTTCAATAGCATCTTCTCTTAGTTCAAATTCGAATAATATCTCTTTCTTGAAGTTATCAATACCATACTTTTTAATGGCTTTAATAATGTTTTTCCCCGAACCCATATATCCATCGTTAACATTATCAGTTTTATGGATACCTATATAATATCTTTTATTAATCAAATTCGTTATTTTATAAACATAAATCATTTTATTCTCCTTTTCTATTATTTATAAAATAACTATTTTTGATACTATGATTTTCTTTTTCGTATTTCTTCCTCAATCAACTGCAAGTCTTGTTGCGCGGCTAACATTAACTTCTTATACTTTTGTCGGTCATCAAATAATTTTTGGACAATCTCAGGGAAAATGCCTTCTTGTTCATTACTAAATATATAACCATTTGCTGTCATACATCTATTCAACATCGTCAAATCTTGTAGATCATGCTCTTCTTTTAACATCGAATCTACAGTAGTGGATTTGCCACCGATAACCATTGTCTCCGGAGACAAATTATACTGCATAATGATACTTGGATACAGACTTGTAGCATCGAATGACACTACCCATTTATACTTACCGGGTACTGGTTCTTGCACGAAAGCGCCTTCAATTTGCCTACCAGTTCTTTTATCATCTCTTTGGTGTACAACAATATTCTTTTTCCATAAGTGATTAAATAGAATACAGTCCCATGTTCGTACTGCAGAAAATACATCTGAATAATTACACTTGGCATCATAAGCCATAGTCAAGATAAGTTCAATCAACTTCATCTTATCCTCAAGTTCGTCGACGATTTCCACGTCAATGACGTTATACTCGACAAATTTTTGCCAATTATTAGTGTAAAATGATCTGAAAGAATCATATTCATCATATGATAACTTTTGTTTACCAAGTTCTACTTTTGCGATGTGATCTAATTTATACGATTCCTGTGCTGAGTATGTAAATTTCTTATACAAATCAAGATAGTCTAATACTGAAATACCTTGAATGTCGTATACGATTTCTGTATTCTTGAATCTAGTAATTTGCCTTTCATATACATTGCCCCAAGGAGACAACTGTTTGGTTAAATCCTCTCCGAGAATCTTTTTCATTCGATTACATAGATAAGGAATATCGAAGAACTCAATGTTCCAACCTGTAATTACATGAGGATAATCAGCAGAGATAAAATTCACAAACCGTTTAAGTAAATCATACTCATCTTTACATTCAATATACTGATGGTTATCTTTTACTACAGTAGCAGGCTTTGATCCAAAAGTTGTAATCTGTTTGGTATTATAATCCTGAACTGTGATTAGTAAGAGAGCTTCAATTGGATTTTGAACATCTGGAAAACCATTATCCGCAGATGTTTCAATATCTAAAGACCAAATTTTAATTTGGCTAATATCAAATTCTATATCATCTGGAAATGTTTCTGTAATATATTGGTAAGCATAATTAGTATTGCCGAAAATTGGGAAATTTTCTACATCTTTATATCGTTTTACCCACTCTTTGGCGGTGTCAATGTCCTTAAATTCGATTTTTTCGAGGTTTTCACCGTATAATGACTTAAATTCAGTCGGTTTCTTGGCTTTTACAAACAAACTAGGGGAAAAACTAATCTTATCTTGAACAGTTTTGCCATTATTCAACCCTCGAACAAGAACTCTGTTTCCATATTGAACTACATTAGTATAAAAACGCATTAATATATCTCCGATAATGCCTAATTATAAATATAATAGATATATCTGTCAATAGAATATTGGTCAAATTGTGTCATGATTTAGAGTGCGTTAATATTTATATGGCGTAACTACAAAAAGGAATAAAAATGCGTGCAGTTAAAATTGTATTGAGCATTTTCCTCGTTATGTTCTCCAGCGCAATTAGCGCTC